ATCAACACTTTCAGCGCATTTGATAAACCCAGTTTCGTAAGTAATCAATGTATCGTATTGTTGGTACGAATTATAAGAGTAAGCAATCTTTTGGAACGCTAATCCTTGCTTGTAAGTTGCAGTAAAAGTTGGTTTCCCTTGTCTTACTACTTCCATTAACCCTGATTGACTTTCTTGCGTAGTCGCATCTGGAGTTTCTGAAACCATTTCAAAACAACCAACCAAAGGAATGAAATTCCCTAATTGACATTGAGTTTGAACATACGTTTTGTTAAACGTATCTGTCGCTTTGTTTAACGACCATCCTTTCGGAACTAAGATTACCCCGTTTGGTAATCCCTCAATAGCTTGACACGCTTCAAGTCCGCTACCGTATCTGCTTGTGGTGCAATCTACACCTGTTATAATTGCCATAATTTCTATTTTTTTTTAATTACACGTTTGTACGTTTGTTATTTTAATTGTTGTTTCTAAAAGGATAGCATCCCATTTGTCAATTGTGAAATTCTCTTCTCCGTTTCCATAATTTGGGAACTCGGTTATAGAATAACTATTTGTCCACGTTACACTACCGCTACTTCTAAAAATGTTTTCAATGTTTTCTACTAAAGGATATAAAACTTTATCGTAACTCATTGCCCATCTTTGCTCATTCGTTAAATTAACGTTTAAGTTTTGACAAGCTAATACGAAACTTAATTTTGTTTCACATTCTCCTTTACCTTGAGTACTTGAGTTTGATGTTTGATATATTAGCGGATATATTGTTTTGGCTTCTTTTGAATATAATTCAAGTTGTTTAAGTAGATGTAATTTGTTCCCCCATTTGTAAACAGTCTTATAACCATCTATCAAAGGCAAATCATCAAATAAGTCGTTTAAAAACTTCTCTACAACTATCATAATCTATAGTGATTTAAAGGCGTTTTGTTAGTGAAGTATTTAATTTCGTAAACATCCCGATTATTACTCAAGAATTTATACAAAGTTACTTCATTACCAATCTTTGTATCACCAAAACTGATATAGCTTCCATTCCAATTATTTGAAATATCGCCATTATCATACATTCCGTTTCCTACATACATCTGCACAAATTTATTCCAAACAGTTACTTGTTTTACACTTGGATCATTTACTGTTGAATTTTCAGCTTTTGGTATTTGCATACCAGTAGTAGAATAAGTATGAAAGTCCATTCCTAAGTAATAAAAGAACACATAATAAGCTATTAAACTTATTTTCTTTGTTCCAATAGTATATCTTAGACCTTTCCAATCATCTTTACCATCAACTAAATCTTTCCATTTCTGCAAAGCACCTGTTTTCCAATTTCCGTTAGTTTCAAACTGCGCATTTAACTCTTGTAGTTGCTCGTAGCCAAGAATATCAAGTAATAATGATTGCTCAATACTTTCAATTTCCTCGTTTAACTGCGTCGTAGCAGACGGTGATACACTCCCGATGCTCGGTTGTGCAACTGAATTAGGGATGTATAATTCCTTTGTTTGAAAGTATTGAGCATTTATTATCATTATTTCTTAACTTTACCTAAAACAGTTTCTTGTATAGGGGCTTCTCCCATTTCAATCGCTTGGTTTTTTGCTAATTTAGCTACTCCTTTTGCAATTAATTTGTCTGCCATAATCTTATGTTCGCAGTATAAAATACCGCCCATTTCGATTACCTTGTAGTCAGTTTCCTTGTGAAAGGTTGCTGTTCCTACTACATTCTGTTCTTTGTTCTCTACACTAAAATTTGACATATCTAAATATTTAAAATTACTACGGTTTTAATAAAGCAGCTTTTACAGTTGCTAATGTGATAGCCATAACGCCTGGTTTTTGGTTTTTCGCTACTGTTAAGATAGAGAATACTTCACCAATTGCTGATTTCTCATTTTTAATGAATTGGTCATTGTAAGTACCAAATCTTAAAATAAATCCTCCGTGTTGCTCTTTATAAATTGAGCTATCCATTACAACAGCCGTACCTTGAGTTACACCATTATTAGCGTAAACATTCATTCCATTTATTTTTCCATCCATTAAGTATGGTTTAATTCTGAAATTACCATCAACGTCTTGAGTGAAAGCAGTAGTTACTAAATCTGATGGGTGCATATACACAGTATCAGCATTAAAGTTCATTCCGTTGATTACAGATTGAGCAGCAATAGCAGCTAAAGCATTGTCAGGGACTACCAAAGTATCATCCATTACAGAAGTTGTATAAGCAGTACCGTTAGCAACGATGTCAGCTAACAAACCAGCGTTCCAAGCACGTAGTACTTGTTTTTCAAACATATCAAGAATGTCATTAAACAATCTTTCGTTATCCATTTCAAACTCTTCTGTCCACTCAATACGACCTGCGTATTTTTTACGAACTGTAAGCGTTCTTAGGAAGGTGTCTGAAATAAGTGGTTTTGTTCCACCCTCTGCAACAACCGCAACAGCTCCTTCTTGAGTAGCTTGTTCGTTTTTGATAATTTGTTGAGGCACTTTGCTTACCATTCTATTAGAAATACTTTCCAATACAAAGTTTGCAGGGTATCTCAATCTAACTACTCCTTCTTCAAATTCGTAGTTCTCGTTCAAAGGAAGTAAAACCCCTGTGTCATTTGCCACCGCAGTTGCAGCAGTAAATTTAGCCGCGGCTCTGAACTCTAACTCTAAATCTGTACCATTTTTGATTGCAGAACGGATGTTAGTAGCGTTATCCTCGATTAATTTTCTTAATTGGAATTTCTCTGTACTATCCATTTTACGGATTTGGCTTTTTTCCGTTCTCTCTAATGCTTCAGCAAGATTTCTGATTTGAGTAGCGATATTCACTACATTGCCATTTTCGTCTTTTTGCTCTGTACCAATTACTGAACGTAATGCTTCTTGCATAGAAACAGAATATGCTTCGTCTTGAGCTTTTGCTCTTTCATTAAGTGCGTTTTCAAATGCCGAAACGAACTTAATTTGATTTTCGTCTAAAGTCGCACCTGTTTTTTCTAATGCGCTTCTTAAATTAAAATTTTCCATTTTTTTGTTTTTTTAAAAAATTGTTACTCTACTCTTGTCGATTTCTATAATCTCTTTTTCTTTTGGAGTGTTCGTCGCGGCTCTTGTTTCTAAAAGGTTATATAAATCGTTTATTTGCTCTGGACTGAATTTAGCCAGTATTGCATCTTCTTGTAATTGTTTAAAACTTCTTAATTGTGCTTTTTCGTCACTTGAAAAAGTAACTAATGAAATTTCCCCTAACTTAATTTCTTTTAATATATAAGCATCTTCTACATCGTCATATACCATTTTATCCCACACATAGTTAAAACCATAAGAAACTTGCTTTACAACGCCTTGTCTTACTTGTTCTACTACATCGTTTGCATATCCTACACTTTCAATTATATCACCCTCAAAGTACAAGCCATAATCATCCTCAAACAATACAGTTGGTCGGCATAAAGGTTGCTCTTGGTTATGTTGGTTTAATATTAAAATAGGATTTCCACCAGTACTTCCTACGCCTCTTGCATTTAAACTATTTAAAGTAGCACCACGAATAACTATTTCTTTATAGTCGTTTTTACTACCCCACACAATAGCATAACCTTTTACCTTTCTATCGGTAGTGATTTCTAATTTTGCACGAACAGCATCTAATTCTAACGATACAGGATTTTTATATAAATCCCTTTGTGCCTTAAATTCTAATAATTTATTTTCCATTGTATTTAGCTTCTATGTTAGTAAATGCTTGTGTCATATCGTAACCACTTGCTGTTAATTTGTCTAAATTGTCAATATATAACCCATCCGCTTCTAATCCTGCCTTTTTATCTTCTTGTAACGCTTCTATTCCGCTAAAATTAGGTTTAAACTCCCATTCTTTTGGCAAATAATAAATCTTATTTAAGTCCTCAGCTACTTGCTCACAAGTCGATTTTATAACATTTTGCCAAAAACTTTTTTCCGCTATCATTTGATTACTAAAAGTAGCATTATCTTTTTTAGGAATAAGCTCTTTATTAACCCCAAAAACCCCTGCAATCTTGATAGCGTTTTCTAAAGTTTCATCAAACGGCTCTAATTCCTTAATAGTTCCAAGCGTTTTAATGAATTGCATCGGAACGCTTGATAATCCTATAAAATTTTTATCTCCTATCAATCCGTTTCTATCTTGTAAATCCTTTAGCATTGTGTCCCTTGTTATTGGATCAATAGCTTCTTGTAAACTTGCTCCGCCTCCGCCCACTGGTGCTTTAGCTAAAATTCCTGCATTACCATTTTTAGCATAAACATTATACCTTGCTTGATAGACTGCTAATATGTTATTTATGTTCTTACTACACGCAAATAAAGGGCTTTTACCCATTCCGCTTTCTGTTATTCCAAGTGGCGTTCTGTGTAAAACATATTTAGGAGAAATATTCTGCTCATAAAAAAAGAACGTTTTGTAATAATCAATCAAATCTGAAATGTTTTTCATTAAAAAAGGATTTGAAATACTCTTTTTTAATATTGCTTTTGTAACGTTTGGTTTTAACACCCAAATATTACTGATATTATCAATTGTTGGATTAACAATACTTTCAGCGGTTTTTGTATAAGTATAACTATTACCATCAGCTAACTTAGAAAAAATCATTTGATAAATAATGTCCTCAAATGTATCTATCGGATTTGGCTTTTCTAATTTTTCTTTTAGATTCCCCGATGGAATAATTACCTCTTGCGTTGCCTTATTTACAATATTATACTTTACACTACTTGTTCTTTCCGCAATAGCATCTATTGGTATAAAAACTTCGGCAATAGTATTAGCTAATTCAAATGCGTTGTCTTGTTGAAATTTTATAAGTTTATCCCCGTTGGCATTTTGTAGATACTGATTAAAATAACTTAACCATGCACCATCATTTTGCAATTCTGCAAATCCTTGAGGAGAACTCTTTTTTTTACCAAATAAAGACCAAGCCATTAATTATATATAAAAAAAGTCCTAATCGAAATTAATCGACTAAGACTTTTGTTTTTAAAAAATTAGTTTTTACGTTCATTTTAAATATCATTATGCAACTTCACACAAATTTATTGCAACAAATATATAAAAAATTTAATAACAATAACTTTTTTTTTAATTTTCTACACATCCCATATACCAAACATCGCCACCCTCTTGATTATCTATCGGATATTGTGTTTCGCAATCAATAGGTGTGTTGGATACATAATACGATGTATTGTTTGCAACATTCGTATATTTAGCAGTACATTTACAATCATTGTTTTTTTCTTCGCTACAACCGAATAAAACAAATCCTAAAAATAAAAATAACTTTTTCATATTAACTTTTTTTTAAATTGACTAAATCCTTTTTGAAAACTTATGTAGGCAAATCCTTTTTGCCCTTTGAAATTTAACCACTTTCCGTATTCCATGTCTAACATTTGGACAAATTCTCCAAACTCGTTTAACTTCACAACTTCCACAATAGTTTTTTGGTTTAAAAGTGATAATGATTTCTTATCCATACAACAAATTTTTATATTTTATCTTTAAGATGTTAGCGGCACTTGCCAAACTATCAATAGCATCTTTTTTATGCGTATTACTACTTTCCCTATCGTAGCTTGTAATATGGTTTATAAATCTTGCATATTCAACATCCTCTTTATACCTTTCATCAAATACAAAGTGATTCTTTATAAATTCAGAGTTTGACAATATCCTAGCTTCTTTTGGAATTGTTACCGTAAATGGCTTAACAGTCGTTGTATTGCTTAAATCCCTCTTTAAAAGCATAAAAGCAGCTGCACCTATTCCATTAACCTCCAAAAAAACTTCTTCAATAAAATGTTCCCTAGTTTTATCAATCATTCTATCATTTACTATCTCTATTCCCTCTTTACTATGAACAACACCCTTAACAAAGCATAGTAATTTATTTTCAATTATTGCAACGTGCATAAATGGTATCGAGTAATAATCCCCACCTACATTAGCAGGGTCGCCAACTGCAAACTTAAATACAATACTACTCGACGGTATATTACATAAATTCCAAAACTTTAAACTTTGTAATGGTAATAGCTTACCTTTTAAATCCTGTGGGTTTTGTTGATATTGCGTTTCAAATACATTTTCATCTATTTGTCTAATGTTATTCAATTCTTCTAATGTTTGCTTAAATTCCCATAAAGCGTGTTCATTTCCAAAATCATCAGTTGTTATGCAAGGAATATCTATAAATTCCCATTTATCTTCTTCTGTTTCTTTTAAATAACCAATTAAGTCGTTACTATGCAACCTTTGACCAATTACAATAATCGGAGTATTTCTACTGTTTGTCCTTGATCTAATCGTATTCTCAAACCTTTCGTTTACTCTTTGTCTTTTCAAGTCACTCAAAGCATCATCAGGTTTCAAAGCATCGTCTATTATAATTGCGCCAGCAAATCTTTTAGTATCATTTTGATTAGGCAAAGCATCATTTAAATCCCTATCAACCTCTCCAGCACCAAAACCTGTAATTTGTCCACCAGTAGCCGTAGCATAAACTCCACCGCCTCTCGTAGTAGCCCACTTACTCTTACTTGCGCTACTCTTACTTAATTCTACATAAGGAAATACTTGTCTATAATCTTCACTATCTACAAAATCCCTAACGCTTTCACTATTATCCTCAGCCAAACTACCAGAATAACTCAAGTGTATAAACTTTGCACTCGGATTATGCGCTAAACCTAATGCTATAAAGTTTTTTACCGCTAATTCAGTCTTGCCGTATCTCGGCGCTATACTAATACAAACCCTCGTTAAATCCCCACGGATTATCCTATCCAACGCCTTGCATATAGTTTCATGATGACTATTAACCACAAAACCACGATTAAACCTCTTTTGAAAGAAGTACTTTGTAAACAATAAACTACTACCCATCAATTTAGCTTGTAGTATCTGTGTAGGTGTTAAATTCATAAATTAGCGTAATATGTTCTATCAAATAAAGTAACAACATCTTTTTTTATCCCCCTACCATTAAAACTCAAATATGGATTAAAAACCCAATAATTGTGATGTACCTCAAACCTATCGTAAACCTCAAACTTTCCTATAACTCCTAGCTTAAATAACTTATCTACAATAGCAAAAACCTTACGCCTATCAATATTTAATTCAGTAGATAAGTAAACCATAGTGCTTTCAGGTTTTATTGGCTCTAATGAATTTGTATATGCTTTTGCACGTTGCCCTAATTGTTGAGCAACACTATACTCTAAATCATTTGTTTGAGTTCTTAATAACCCCCAAGCATTAGTGAAAAATCTTTGATAAGGTTGGTTACTCCTAAAATATTCCATTGTCTTATCTCGCATTTCTTTTTTAACACCAACACCCACAAACTCCCTTATCTCACCAGTGTCTAAATTTATTACAGCAGGAATTTCATTATGATTATATCTTATTATACTCTCGCAATCCTTTCTTAAACTCATCTTTAAATCATAAAATTAACACTACAAATATAGACAATTTTGCGCATATTTGTACATTTATACACAAACTTTGTACATTTTTGCACATTCAACCCTTGTTAAGTACTGATTTTATTGACCTCTTAACGACTATCTTCTTTATTTATTTATACATATCAACCAAAAATACTTTTTTACAGACAAAAAATTGCAAAAATATTTTTTTTAACTTCCATTCCTTAATCCAAAAAAAAAACATACAGCGAATTTTATAAAAAAATTATTTTACGAGTATTATACCCCTCCCCCTCTTTCAATCAAAAGTTTATCATTCGTTGTCCTCCGTGTGCGTTATATCTATCGTGTTGAGTATCTCGTTAACTTGCTCCAAAGATAGTGGCTGCGTTGTGTTTACATTTGCTTCTATCGTTGCCTTAGTTCCGTACTTCTTGTTGTTCATTATAGATAACGACTTAAAGATCGTGTCATTTATTAGCCTTGCACGTTGTACCGCTACAGGGTTTGGTTTCCTGTTGCCATTTTCATCGATATAGAAATCGTTTGAAGTGTCTCTTGCAACATCTAAGGCGCTGTTAAATAACACCACTTCGCGTTCTTCGCAGGCGCGCGCGTAATTTGTTTTGAGTGTTTCGTTTGTATACACTATCTGAGTGAACGTTGACTGGCTTATCGTTTGTAGTTTGTCTATTGCTTTTGTTACGCTGTTTCCTTTGCTCACTTCATTTAGTATTTGCGTTATTGCTTGTATTTGTTGTGTCGTTGGGTTCGAGTAATCAATAGCTTTTGGGAGTGTATAAACTTTCCGTTTGGTGTACTTTCTTTTCTTAGGATTTTCCATTGTTTTATATTTTAATATTGACAAACTTAAAAAAAAAATCAATAGGTTGTATATATGTAAGATAATACATATTTAATACTTATAATATGTTAAATTTATGTTAAAATATATAATATATTAGCTAAATAGATAAATATAAACTACTTTTATATAGTGATACAAAAACAAATATTAATTTAATCCTATTTATTATGAAACCTAAAATCGTGAAATTACATTTGTATTCAAAGAACAACATTAAAACAGGACGTTATTTATATAGCCCAGTTGCATTTTTTGACGGCAAATATTTTTATTGTGATTCTTTGATAAAAACAAGCGTTACAAAAATTTCAGATATAAAAGACAATGAAATTGTCTTAACTCGTGAAATACCTCAACAATTTTTAAAAGCAAACGGAATTAATATTTAATACTTTACACTATGAAAACATTAAACTTTTTAGTAAACTTTATTTTTTCTTTTGCCTTTGTTGTTCTGGTGCTTGTGCTTTGCCTTTATAATTGGCGAATTGACCAAATTTTATGCTTGACTTATTTATTAATCCTTTGCGCATTTGCGCTATTTATAAACCTTTATTTTAACTTTAAATTTTAATAATCAACGGGAACAGGTTTAAAACTGAACACTAAAAAATATGAAAAATTTATCCAAACTTTTAACTACTGAAGTATTAAAAAGAAAAAATGAAACTTTATTAAGTATTCGCAAAATTGAAACAAACGAGGCAAAAAATTTAGAATGGTATTTATCGCAACTTTTACCAGCTACTAAAAAAAATCACGTTTTTAAAAATGTTACTGAATTAAAAAGCTATTTAATTGACAGACTAGAAAAGCAGACTGTTAAAAAAATTGAATCATTGCAAAATCAATTAGTTTTTAATGAAAATTTACAACCTATTGACGAATTAACTATTACAGTTGAATGGAAAAAATCCTCTATGTGGGGAAGTAATCCAACAGCGGAAACTCGTGTTTTTGATTTAGGTTTTATTTCAAGCGGTTCAATTGGCGGGTGTGGTTACGACAAATGTAGTACAGCCGTTGCAAAAGTTTTAAACCAAATCCCGCAATTTTTACAATTAATGTATGAACTAAAAAACAAAAAACATAAATTAACAAATCGTGAATTATTTGGCTATGGTTCTGGTTATGGAATTTTACCAAATTTTGAAGGCGGTGTCGGTGTATCGTGTTATGATAGAATTTTTAACGCTATTGGGTACGAATTTAAAACCGTTTCAAGCGGAAAGACATTTGATGTTTACAGAATATCTAAAGTCACTAAAAAAGAACAAAAACGCAAAGCAATTAAATTATATAATTATGCAAATTAATATAGTTTTAATCAACGAAAAAAAGTTTTTAAGCATTGAGGGCAATCCGCAAATAACATCTAACAAGCAAAGCATTAAAATACTCCATATTTGCGGATGCGAACTTAATCAACATTTTTTAATTGGAACTAAAGATAAGTTTCCAAAAGAACAAAACAACAGGCATTTAAATATAAAATTTTGTAAAAATCATTTTCAAACATCTTTAAAAAAAATTAACCCTAAAAAATAAAAATCATGACACCAGAAAAAAAACTAATCAAACTACAGGCAAAAGCTAATAAATTTAATGAAAAAATGAAACAGGAAATTTATGCACTTTGCGAAAAAATGCAATATCAAGATAGTTCTCGATTTTCTTATAATATAGACCGTCTGGAGTCATTTACAAGGGAGTTAAACGAGTTTAAAATCTTAAACAAATGAAAACACAAATAAAAATCATTAAATTTTGGTTAACTGTCAATTTTAACCAAATATTTATAATCCTTACTATTTTATATATAGCAGGACAAATGATAAGATTATTAATTTAAAAAAATAGAAAACATGGCAAAATATCAAATTATCTACAGAGAAACGAATAGAGGTGTAAACATCTGCGAAATTGAAAAAATAGACAAATATACACAATTAAGAGAATCAGGCGAAAACCGATTTGATTTAAAGGTACAAATAGAAACGAGCAAAAAAAACGTTATAGATTTTGTGTATAGAAAAAAATTATATATCGGGATGGATGCAGCAAAAGAAATAGTAAACGAATTTTTAAATTAACATTAAAAACTATAATTATGAAACCACTACTTTATAAAAAAGACAAAAAAATAATTTGCTACATAAAACAAAATTCAAACGGTTTTATAGTTTGCACAGGTAAACCTTCAGATGCTACTTGTGTATCTTGGCAGTATGATAATTTAAAAGATGCTGAATTTACGGCAAATGAATATTTTAATAATAGAACTAACTTTTTTAAAAATTAGAAATCATGGCAAACAAAACAAAAGCACAAAGGTACAACGAAAATTTAGAAAAATTATTCGCACCTGAAATAGCACGATTAAGAAAAGTAGAAGCTGTTGCAAGTGAAATACTAACATCGCTTGAAAAAATTGCTGACATTGATCCGTGCGGACTTGACTGCTGTCATTTAATTAATGCAATTCAAAAAGTATTAAGTCAAAAAACAATTTTAAAACCAAATCCATGAAATCAACACCCGAAAAAGAAAGAATAAAGGAAGACATCAAAAACCTAAAAAACTAGCTTAGGAATGACAAAAACGCTATATTAAAGCATAGCATTAAAGACCAAATCAAAAAACAAAAACAACTTTTAAAAAATTTGTAACATGAAAACACTTTCAATACAACAATTTAATAATTTGCCAATTGGTTTTCAAGAAAGCATTTTGGAACGTTCAAAAATACAATGCGCAATTACAAACGCAAATACTTTTTTGACTTACTTCAGAAAATGTCAAAAATACGAAAAAGAAAACCCAAATGATGGATGGATTGAGTGCGGACAAAATGCGCTAAGACCTTACTATAATGAATTGTTAGCAATTGAATTTTTGGCTAATAAATATCATTTATTATGGCAGGAACAATTTTCAAAAACTAAGCATTTATGCGAAAAAGCATTAAACATTAACTTGATAAATAAAAAATTATGAAAACTAGAGTAACAAACACAATCAACGGAAATGTTCAATTATTTGACAATTCAGAATTAGCAAATGCTCACGTTCAATCAGAAATCACTTGGTTTAATTCGCCAAATGAAAATAAAAACGGAAACGGATATGATGAAAGTGATTTTATTGTAGAGAAAGTAAGATATGTTATTTGTGATAAAACAGAAAATACAGGAAAACCGTATATCGCAGAAGATTTAAGTAACACAGGAGATTACGATAGTGCTTGGATTTTCAATACACAAGAAGATGCTCAAAAAGTGATTGACGCTTCTAATTGGGATTGGGCTTATGCAGAAGAAATATAAAAATCTTAAAAACAGAAACCGATGAACACAAATAAATTACCTCGTAAAAACATAAAAGCTAAAATAAAGTTTCATTTTCAGTAATAACAACCTTAAATTAAAACATCATAATCATGCGAACATTTACACCAATAGTAAAAAACGGCAAAGAAAATATTTGCTATCCTGAAATATCAATTAACAAAATTGAAAATTCTGAATTAAAGTATTTTCAATTTATGGAAATTACAGAAGCGTATTGTACAAATACACATCGTGGAATTGTTGCAAAGAAATGGAAATGGGTAACTTTTGAAAATAAAAGTGAAGTTTTAGAACTGATTGAAAAAAATATAAACATTTTAAAAAAAGGGAATTAAAAATGGAAAACGAATTTACAGCAAGAGATTTTAAATTAATGAAACGTGATTTAGATCTAAATAACAAAGATGTAGCCGATATAATCGGAACCTCAGAAGCTAATGTAAAAATACAAACCAACGAAAAAAAACCTTTAGGCACTTGGGCAAAATCTATGATTTATGTTTGGCAGCATTACAAAAAAGCAAGAGAAAACGAATTGAAGAAAATTATTGATGATTATTTTAAAGAACAAAAGAAATAATTTTATACATTTACACTTTCATATAATAAGTTTTGATTTTGGTTAATTACCCTCGCAGAAATGCGGGGGTTTTTTATTTATAATCAATATAAATAATAAAATATTTATAAAATAATCATTAAATAATTTTTTTATTAGAAAATTAGTTTTATCTTTGTATGGTAATAATAAAAAAAATAGAAATTATGAAAACTTTAGTAAACAAATTTTTAGCATTAGGCATGAATTTAGAAACTTCTACAAAATTAGCAAACGAACAAATGAAAAGAGAAGAGTTGAAATTTAATCAAAAATTTAATAAAGAAGAAAATCACTTTACTAAATTTGATGGAACACAAGTAAGGTAATGGCAAAGCGAGGCAGAAAGCAAATCGACCCTAACGACAAACAGACGTTGGTTAGGGTTTACACCAAACGGTCAACTATTGATTTAATTGGTGAGGATAATATCCAAAAAAAATGTAGTGAATTTATTAACCAGCTT